ATAAACTCTTTGCATAGTTGCTCTGCAAGTAATATGCGTGGTGCAACGACTACAACTGTACCATAATCTTCCAACTGCTTGACAGCATCCATAATCATACAGATAGTCTTGCCACCACCAGTAGGAACAATGACTTGTCCTTTGTCATTGTCCAACATTGATTGAATTGCTTGCTCTTGATGTGGTCTTAGTTGCATTAGTGTTCTTTAGATGTCTTTATTATAGCATAAAAAAACCCCCTGTGCAGGGGGTTGTGACAGTAGAGAGATTGGTTATGGATTTGCTTCCTTAACTATTCTCTTCCACTCTTCCTCGTCAGGATGCTTGAATCTTTCTTCCTCAGATAATTCAACTGCTTCAACCATTCTTTTTGCCCTAATTGTTGGAGCTCCTGTGCCATATTCATTTGAAATTATATCGTTATACTTATCAATAATACGATATAATACCCATCTTGGAGAGTCAAAAGAACCAAATCCCTTAACTAACTTATCTTGACTAAACTGTTTAGCAAGTTCATTAACACACCATGTTTCCAAACTTTTTTGGATACCATTTGTAAGTCCTTCATCAAGATACCTTCTTAGAAAGCATATTGCACGAAAGGCAGTTCCATGAACCTTTGCACCACTTGGTGTATCTCCATAGATTTTAGTCCATAGGTCATAACCATCTTTAATTTTTTCAATGGTCAATTCATTTTGTATTTCGTAGTCAGCAGTTAATGTATAGTAAAATTGTGAAAAAGACTTCACAGTTTTAACACCTACCTTATCAGAACCAAAACGGTCACACTCAAGATTAAGAACCTTCATTACTGACTCTATAGCTAATGCAAGAGGGTCGCCATAACAAACCTCTGCACGAAGTTCATCAAGTCTTGTAAGTTTTTTTCTGAGCGTATTCAGTTGTTGGAATAGTTGTGCTTCCTTTTTTAGGATTTTTTTATAGTTTTTAATTTTATCTAAGGTTGGGTCATATTCATGCTCCATTACCATTTGTGGGCAACCAGAGGTTTTTCCATCCCCATCATGTCCACTATTAACATAAATGATTTCTTTATTTTGCCCATCAATGACAAAATCCCCCGAATACTCCTCCAATTCTTTAGGACGTCGTGAGATAATAGATGGTATTAAGAGAGAAAGATTACATTCTCCGTATGAGTTAACCTTAAATATACTTATTAATCGTTGGTAGAGTTCATCTACTTTGTTATTTTCAACTTGTTCTCTAGTTGCAAACTCAAACTTGAGTGGTAAACCATGAAAACCTGATGAAACATCATAACCCTTTGCTTTTAAATCCACAAGGGTTTCCTTAATCGTGAGTGACGACATAATTATAACCCGCCTTTATTGGTCGGTTGATAGAATAATGTTCTAAGACAATTAAATTCTAAGAACGATTTATTTAGACAAAGAAAGATGCAATACCTTTACTAAGTCTATCATTTGTTATGATAGCATAATTTTCATCAATGTCAAACCCTATCCATTTTCTGTTAAGATTCTCTGACACAACAGCAGTTGTACCACTACCCATGAATGGGTCGAGTACAATATCATTCTCTTTCGTAGTAAGTTGAATACAATTTCTAACTAACTGTTCTGGAAAAGGTGCAGGGTGCTTCTTCTGTCTTTCGGGTGGAATAACCCATACTTCTGACTTATAATCAGGATGTATTGCATCACGAAATACTTTGGGTTTGTCTTTACATAACCAATAGATATGTTCTGTGCAAGGCACTAATACATCATTACGAATATTAGGAGAGTTTCTTCTATCCCAAATAATAAGTTGATACAAACTTACCTGACTATGTTGTATGAAATCTGTGGGTAAGTAACTTCGATTCTTATATCTTCTGGGTTTATGATTAAAAAATATACTACCATCTGGTTTGATTATTCTATGACATTGATTTAACACCTCTACCATCCATGCCTGATACTCATCTTCGGGCATATCATCCCCATAAGTATCATAATCAATATTAAATTTACCCCATATCTGATTACCTAATTTTACATTACCTAATAATCCTTTTTTATTATATGGTGGGGATGTGACAATACAATCTATAGAGTTGTCATCCAACTCTTTCATACCCTCAATACAATCTTTTTGAATCAACATGATTTGTAAATATGGAACTGCATACTATTTTTTTGAGATAATCCACCAGACCCTTTCATCTGTAAGTGAAACATCTTATTACCATTACCATCAATAAAATGTAGTGTGGTTTCATTCATTATCCATTTACCCTCTTTTACAAGATTTGCAAGATATTCAACACTAACTTGAATCTCAATCTTATCATCTTTCTTATTATACCATACAACTTGATTAATTGCATCCCCCTTCTTTACTTGTCCATCAATTTTGTATGCACCATGACGAACAATTACGTCAAACACACTCATCTTATTATCATTGAACCAATTAAGTGCAAGTTGATTCAAATTATCATTTATCTGTGATTTTGTAAGTCTTCCTTTTCTACCACTTCTAGGTAAACCAAAAAACTGGTCAAACCACAATCTCAAATTTCCATCTATACTGAAATATTCACACCATATACCTGTAGATGTGAGATGCACTTGTGTATTTTTACCAGAACAACTTTTCTGACTATAATATCTGTCCAATACATCACAAAAAATATCAACCTTAGTTTTATTACCACCATCTGTACTATGAATCCTACCAGTTTTTTCTGTCAACAAATTTGACAAAGCATTTTCTTTGATGTGTCCATCTAATTTTGCTTTTTTACCTGCAAGGATTCGAGTTTGAGACATTGTGTTTGTTTGCTATATTAAAATTATAGCACAAAAATAATAATTGTATTGTAAGATGTGACAGTTTTATGAGTGTCTAATCGTATTTTTTCCAATATTTTTCATCTATCAAACCCATCGAATGAAGTAGATACTCTTCTTTTAGAATTAAATTTACATCACCAACTATTGATAATCTCTCACCATTGAAATCAGTTTTTATACACTCTGTACCATGAGATAATCTACTTGGAAAGATAGCAACATGACCCTCCACAGGATGAATGAAGAATTTTTTACAATTTAATTCATTAAATTCTCTAATCATATTCAAGTCATCTATATTATTATGAGAGTTAGCACCTAAGAAAAGACTATTAAAATTTTCTCTGTTAAGAAATTTAGTGGTATGTGAGTCAGGTGGAATATTCAAGTAATATACGAATGACACATGACTTGTAGAATGAATGTGGTATGGTATTTCTTTTTCATTTCTAGTTCTTGAAATCCAAGTTTTAGTTATTGCATAGTTAAACATATCCTTGAATTGAAGCACATCCAAGACATAAATCTTGATATGTCTTACAATTTCTTGAAACATTACATCCATTGATGGTTCAAGATGTATTAAAGGATGTACTTGACCCTCACTAACCGTACTAGATATTTCATTCTCCTCATAATCAAATTTATCGTAAAGTTTTAGAAACTCTGTTTTATATTCACTATGTTTCTCGACCTCTCCAACATAAATTGTGGTTGGAAAAATATTAAAAATTTGGCTCATAATATAACTTCAGTTGATTTTTTTATATCTAACATTAAAAATATCATTTCATCATCAGAATTATTGTAACCCTCGTGTGCTATATCCATTACATGATGAACTTGTGGCTCTCCCTCTATCCAATGAGTTTCTCGACCATCTTCCCACAGCATATAACATTTATCATAATCAGGTATTTTTATAGGTATCTGAATCCTCTTATATGGTTCACTAAAAATATTTGGGTCTTTATGTTTATTTACTTTAGTTCCCCCATAGAATACACCTATAGCAGACCACAATATATCAGGATTCTTATGAATCTCGATAACCCTATCTGTCATGAATTTTCTACGAATGGTAGTTTTATTTTTATGGTCAACTAATTTATTCCAACTATAGTCAATTCTCTTATTCGCATAATATTCTTTATTATTTAATTTGTAAAGTGGAAAGTTAGTCGTGCTTGCCCACTTAAATAATTCATCTATCTCGTTTCGAGTAATCATGTCTTCGTAAACAATGCGAGTACACCACTATCTGGTATTATATTATATATTTTTCCCTCTGTCAATTCATCATAATCATATCTCGATAAAGTAATATTATTTACAATTGGATTACCATCTAAACAAACTAAAACCGATTGTCCCTCTGCTGTGAAAGTTTGATTAATTAATTTACCATCCCAATCATCATCGTCATTTAATGTATTAAATCCCCACATTGAAGTATCTTCTAAAAAATCATAAATTATATCTTTCATATAAAATTGTTTAACGTCAACCAGATGACCCTTTTGATTTATTAGTGTATATTCACTTGAAAATGGTTTGCCAATTTTTGCGGAACCATAATAAACATATTGATACAAAACTTTTCGGTCTGGATGATGCTCGAATCCTATGGTTTCTTTATCAGCCATATATGCACATGCAACCCAAGTGTCACATTTTTTAATTGACCTTGTAAAATTCATAAATTTACTCTATTCATATTGAGTAAGGTGTATGTTTTATCTTTATAATCATATTGAATAACTTTATTTTTTAAAGATTCAAGATTCACTTCTTTAACATCATCAGGTATATTTTCATTTAATACAGTTTCTTTCTCATCTTGTATATTAATTCTATTAATATTTGCCTTCACTATACTATGAAGAAGATTTTCATAACTTGTAAAATCTAGTTGAGTGATATTAGTTGTCTTCGCAGAAAATTCATCAATTGGTTTATGAGAACTAATTCGACATATTTTTACTTCGATTATTTTAGAATCAACACTAGTAATTTTAAATATAATCCTCATTGCCAATTATTATCCTGAGATACTGCCCAAGTTGAAACTATGTATTTGTCTTGTCCAATCGGTGGATTTCCTCTATGAGTATGTGTAAATGCAGCAGGGAAAATAATTAATCTACCTTGTTCTGCTTTAATTCTTTTATTAATATACAAAAATTCAGTTTCACCACCTTCCTCTATTGTATTCAGATATAATTGAATTACTAATTTTCTAGCAGAAACTTGAAGACCAGTATTCTCGTAGTGCCAACTATGAAATCCACCAGCAATTGGAATTTTCTTAGCTTTTGTATCGTATATTAAAAGTTTTTCCTGACCAAGTACACTAAATTTTTTGAGATAGTCACCTACAAAATCTTTTATTTTTGGTAAAAACTCCATTGATAAATTGTCACCAG